GCCATATATTGCCATATATGACTCGTTCTTTGTTGGTGACAGTCCAGTGTACAAGGTTCCTATGCGTGACGTGAGTGGGAACATATTGAAGTTGACACCTACAATCACAACTCCAGCGGTTGAGGACAGGTCTTCAATGACAAGAGACATAGTGGGGCCAATCCTTGGGGGAACTATTACTGCTCAAGTACGGATGGTTGGTGGTGCTTACCCATCAAACACTTTGTCATTTGCGAACTTTACTGCCACTATTGATGATGACGAGATATACAGATTCCGTGGTGGGACAAGATACTCGGTAGGTATTTTGGTTGAGATTTCAGAGGGCAGTATGACCTGCAATTACTATCCCACCTATCAATACAACCCAGCAGGATATTTTGAACTTATTGGCGGTGTGACAACACAGATAACCCAAGCACAAATATCAAAGGAGCGTGTATATGGGTATAGTTATGGCGCACTGAAGATTAAGATAAACAGCAAAGGATACTTGGCTGCTACCTGCCCATCAGACACGTTTAAGATCCAAGACTCTTTTGAAAACGCTGAATCCATAAAGCCGTATGAAATCTTTATGGACATTATGAAGCGATTCAATCTGTCTTTGTTCTACGACTACGACACTGGAAACTTTATCATTGATAGAACGGAAGATTTAAGGACTTCTCCATATTCTATAGACGCATCTATAGATGACCTTCTTGAGTTCCAAATTACAGCACCAAATCTTCGATATAAGCGCATTACACTAAAGAACAAAGAGGAAGGTGGGTACTACGACATAACGAAGGAGAATGGGCTTCCTATTGGCTCTGTGTCCACAGACTTTGATGATGTCGGAAAAGAAGAATTGGAAGTAAACTTTATCAGTTCTTTGATTAATCCAATTGCAAAGACAATATGTGGAGATCCAATCTATATGGATCCAGAAGAGTTGTCAAACAACTTAATTCCTGTTCAAGAAACTGGATTTATCAAGAATGAGATTCCAGACTTTGACAAGGTTGGACTTCGGTTTTTTTATCTTACAACACACGTCAATAAAACAGTTATCAGATACCCAACGTTTAGAAAGTTTAACAAGTATGGTCAAGACATTGAGCAAATTGTTTACAAAGAACTTGGAAACTATTTCCTTGGTGGCTACCCTGTGTTGACACATCCAACACTCGGTCAAGACCTTCGCTTTGGAGACAGATATGGTAACTTGTTTGACGCATACACAAAGTACATTTCATCCGAGAAGTTTAAGTCAGCAACCGCAACCGGTATGAGTTTCTATGCTGCACTTCCACTTGACTTCATTGAGGATATGTACTATGCATATCGTGAGTTTAAGTTTTCGGACACAAATGAGGAATTTGTAATCACAAATATCTCTGATGGAAAGATTTACGACAACTACATCTACGCAAAGCTGGACATCAAGTTTTTGTAAATTAAGATATGGCTAAAACCTATAATGACTACCCGGCTTCGGCCTCGGCCAATGCACGAAAAGTTCTGAATTGGAAGAAGAAGTATGGCAAAGAAGTAAAGGGGATGACCACTGTTGGTTGGGTTCGTGCCAATCAATTAGCTAATCGTGAGTCATTGAGCTACTCTACGATTGCTCGTATGGCAGCATTTAATCGTCATCGCCAGAACTCTGAAATTGCACCAGAGTATAAAGCTACCCCTTGGAAAGACCGTGGCTATGTTGCTTGGCTTGGATGGGGTGGTACTTCTGGTGTAAACTGGGCTATCCGAAAGGCGGAGTCTATTCGCAACGAAAAGATGGAAGAACACTATCCAGACACCGAAGATAATTACCCAAATGGTGATGATCAAGAGATGGTTGACGGAATTGCTGAAATCATTTCGATGGTCAAAGACGAAGAGAACAGACGAGAGATTGCAGAGTACCAAATTCAAGAATTGAAGTCAGAAGGAGTTGTGTTTGACGAAGCTGACTTTCTAAAAAAATCAGGACTATGATTCCAGTATATGAGGTTGACATTGAGATGGAAGGATATGAGTCAGGAATGACTGCTATTTCCTTGGTTTCACGCCCAGCCATTCAGCGTTCTTTTGTTGCCCTTTCAGAGCAAGAGGAGAAGGCTACGTTTAAATTTGCTGACGAAGAGAAGCGTCAAATTGTTGGGCCAATTATGGTTCCAGACAAGTTGATTTATCGCAAGAGCGAAAAGATGGGAGAGTATTACCTTCGGTTTACCAAAGAGGGTATTGAAAAGATTATGGCAAAGTGGTCAAAGACCGGTATGCAAAACTGGTTTAACCTTGAGCATTCTATTCCGGTTGGCACTGACTCTGCCTACATTCTTGAGTATTGGATTAAAGAGTCGGATAACGACAAGAGTAAAGATTATGGGTTTGATGACCCAATTGGCACAGCCTTCGTAAAGTTGCAGGTCGTTTCTGACCTCATCTGGGAGGATGTAAAGCAGAACCAGTTGACTGGTTTTTCTATTGAGATTGATAGTAATTTAATTAAAACAAAAGAAGAGATGACAGAAAACTTAAAGTTTGCCGTTGAAATGGGCGAGCGATTTGCAAAGCTGGAGTCTGAGATTTCTTCTCTGAAGAACACCATTGAAGTATTGATGAGTGCAATGGAAGAGAAAGAAGAAGTTGAGGAATCAGAAGAGCAATTGGAAGAAGTTGCCGAAGAGGCTCCTGCTGCCGAAGAGGTTGTAGAAGAAGAGGTAAAAGAGGAAGAGAAGGTAGAAGAAAAGTTGTCCGAAGAGACAAACGAAGAGGCTTCTGTTGAGGAGGCTGAATTGAAACTCTCTGAAGAACAAGAAGGTGTTGAAACCGAAGAGGAAGTAGACAAGACAGTAAAGTTTGAGGCAATCACTGCTCGCAAGATTAGTATGATTGATTCATTCTTGGGTAAGCCCCGCTATTAATTTGTAAATTAACTAAAAAGGTAATCATTAAACTACTATAAAATGCCTGTAACTATTGCAAACCTGCCCTGGGGTAATCGTACTCCAGACCTGTTCATCGATGCGATGGTGAAGAGTGCCAAAGTTTTGGAACGCTTCCGTCTCGTTGACAATGTAAAATCAAAAGCAAACGTACCTATCTTCAGTGCTGCACTGACTTTCGGTAGCGATTTGTGCGTATTCGACCCCCAGTCTACTGCTGGCATCAACGAAAAGGAGATGACCGTTGAGACCTACAAGTGGGCTTTCTTGAACTGTAAGAGCGCATTGGAGTCTTCTTACCGTTCTGTATTGTTGAAGCAAGGACAGCACAACGAAGAGACTATGGACGCTCAATTTAAAGATTGGGTTTTCGATTACTTCGCTAAATTGTCTGCTCAAAAGGCTTTGGAAGTTGCTGCTACCAAGTTGACCACCGAAATGGCTGGTGATGGTACTGTAATTGACTTTGACACGAATGCCGCTATCACTTCTTTGAACATCCTTTCCTTTATGGAAGGTGCTTACAAGTTGATGAGTGCTGTTATGTTGGCTGCTGTTTATGGTGACGCTGATCGCCAATTCAAGCCAGCTTTCTTCTTGTCTACAAATGCTATGCAGGCTTACCAAATCGCCATCGCAGCTTTGTACACTACCACCCCTCAAGGTGTTGTTGAAGGAAACATTCCTCCTTACTACGGAATGGAAGTTATCCACTTCCCTTCTTTGGCTGCTGGTGAGTTCTTCATCTCTGCTCCTGATAACCTCGTTATGTTGACTGACGAATACAATGACGTTCGTGCAATCGATATGAAGTACGAGAGCGAGTTGTCTAGCGACAAGATCTGGGGTCAGTTCAAGTTGGGCTTCTCTTACCTGAAAGGTTCAGAGATCGTCTACGCCAAGAACTTCGCCTAAATAATAACAGGGGGAGGGTAACACCTCCCCTTTTTTAAAAAAAATATAAAAATGGCTTGTGAAGTAACTCTTTCTGGTATCACTTTTGATCCCTGTTCAATCGCTACTGGCGGTTTGAAAAAATTGTATTTGTACAACCGGTCTGCCGTTGATACGGAGATCACCGTTGCTACAGCTACTGGTTTGTTTACCTGCGCCTCTAACCTAGTTGCTACTGGTGTTGCTCTTGACTTCAATACGAAGGATGGTTTCTCCAACTTCACTGATGTTAAGACTATCAACGCCAATGGTTCTTTCGAGGTTGTTCCTACCATCCAAGTTGAGTTTGGTGCTATGGACGCTACTACTCGTACTGCTCTTGAGAAGATTGCAACTCCCGGTGCTGAACTGGTTGCTTTCGTTGAGACGGCTGCTGGTACTCGCCATATGGTAGGTTGGGACTTCGGTTTGTACGCTTCTTCTGTTGATGGAGCTTCTGGTGCTGCTCGTGCTGACAAGAATCGTTATCAGTTGACCTTGACTGGTTCTGAAAACTACTTGGCCTACCAGCCTGCTACCGGAACTGACTGGACGAACATCATCCCGTAATCACTGATTACTTGTATATTAATAAGGGGCTGGGGCTTTGCCTCGGCCCTTTTTAATTACAACAAACATTAAACAGCTTATGAAGACAGCAAAGGCTGGAGTTGTAAACTATATCTCGTTTATTAAAACGGCAGATATTACAATCGATGATTTCGACTTTAAATTAAAGTCAACTGTCGGCAACTCGGAGTATAACTTTAATTCTCTTCAAGACTTATACCACCTTGTTGGGTGTAGGGACTTTTTTGTACTACCTTTGAACTTGATAACTACGCAAGTCCTTGGAGGTGACTACACACTAGAACTTTACAATAACAACGTATTCCGTGGTTCGTACTTGATTAACATTATTGGTTATGCTTACACGGAGACTGGCACTGGCGTTTATGGAGACGTTGTATCTGTGAATGATTTGTAAATTATTTTAATATGGCATCATTAATTCAGCAGGCAATTGGATACGTTAAAGAATCCTTGACTGCTTACACTTCGATTAGCGGAACTGCAACAGCAGATAGAATCGGAACCAATCCGCTTGAGAAGACTATTGAAAATCTTAATGGTCGATACAACCTCGGTCAAACAGAAGTAGGCCAGTACATTAAGTTTGGTGTCAACGATGACTTTCCGACAATCCTTGATCGGATGTTGCGCCAATCACCAGTACACTCTGGAATCATTACCAAGAAAGCAAAGATGGTTTCCGGAAAGGGAATTCTCTACGACTTTGAAAATATCAAGACACCAGCCAAGCAGGCAGAAATCAAGGCATTTATTTCTAACTGCGCTGGCAAGTCTCAAGGTCTTTACGACCAAATTGTACACTCTGCATTTGAGAACGAACACAAGGGGGCATATGCCATCTACGTTAAGTGGAATTTAGAGCATACGAAGCCTGTAGAGCTACGTTCTTTGGACATTAAGGGTGTTCGTGCAGCAGAGCCAGTAAACGGCAAGGTAACGCACTATATCATCCGCAGACGCTTTGGGCCAAACGCCTTGTCTATGCAAGATAACGAGCCTCGTTTGATTCCTGCTTTTGACAAGTTCAAGAAGAATCGTGAGGAGATTTTATACGTTAAGAACCCATACTCTGGAAACGAGTTCTATGGTGTTCCTAACTACATTTCTGCATACCACTATATTGCTGCCGACTTTGAGTTTGGTAAGCACATTCAGCACTCTGCAAAGAATGGATTTACGCCAAAGGTGTTGGCTACTTTCATTGGTCGCAATATGACCAACGAGCAGAAGCGTGAGGAGTTCAACAAGTTTAAGGCTTCGTTTACTGGGGCAGAAGGAGAAACTGTAATTGCATCGTGGGTAAAGAACAAGGAGGAGGCTCCAGAGTTCACTCCGTTAGATGTAAGCAACTTGGACAAGACGGTTGATGTACTTTCTCGTCTAAATGACGCAAAGATCCTTACAGCGCATAATATCACCTCTCCGACTTTGTTTGGTGTGATGGTGGCTGGTCGTTTGGGTGGAACTGGAAACGAAT